TTTTGTTAATAATTTGTAAATCATTATTCCCGTATATACTATTGACATAGCCAAAAGTAAAAGTTTCATCGTACTTTCAATACTAGTAAATGAAAGTCCAAATATAGTCCCATTAACGGCTAGAACTTCTATATTTTTAGTTGTCATTATATATTATAAAATTGATTAGTTTCTAAATTGTAATAAGCGTTTTCGAATTCGCACGTAAATTCACTATCTAATAAAGCTATTTTTAATTCCCCAACTTGCGCTTCCGGTTCGGGTATAGATAAATAAAGTAGTTTTAAAGTTTCTTCGTCGATTATAGCAAAAATTTCCATTTATGTAGTAGCTTTTAAAATTGAACATTTCATTCTATCGCTTCCGGTAGTAGTTATAGCTATCATTAAATAAAATCCGGAAGTCGAAGTAGCGCCAAAATTAACGCCGTTTGGGACGAAGCTATTAGCAGTTCGTGAACTTGCCAAATCGTTAGTAGTAGAAGTTCCGAATAATTGGTTTCCTAATCTAGCGTAAGTCCTATCGAATATAATGTGGCGTTCCCCTACCCCATTTGTCATAGTAGCAATTTGAGTAGCGCCGGATAAATTAAGGGTAGAATTTACCCAAGCTTTTATACTAGTCGGCGTAACGGTTGCTATTTGGTTATGTATTTGACATTCGAACTCAAAAGACCCACTAGCCGATAAAGTATTAACCGGAACGAATATCGAACCTACAATTATTAACCCGGCTACGGTTGGGTAGGTGTTAGCCGTAGAAGTGCCTATTAATCTAACGGGGTTATGGGGGTAAATTTCGGCGTTTAAATTTGCGAAATTTGTATTACAAGTTTGCATAGCCGTTCTTAAAGGGTCGCCCGTCCCGTCATTTGGGGCGCTTCCGACGTTTATTGGAATTATTGTAGCCATTATTTTTTATTTTCTTTTTTTAAATATTCTAACATTCGTTTTATATTCTTTTCTTTAACCTTATAAGGTGTCCGAAAATCCGTTTTTTCTTCGCTTTCTTTAACTTTTTTCATTTTTAGGTAAAGGAATATACTTTTTATAAAATAGTGTCTTAAATAAGCTAATTTAAAGTACCCACCCAATCGGGTTGGGGTTACGGTCGGGAAACATATCGTCGTTTCTATTTAACCAATATTCCGGGAATGTACTAGAAGCTACAAAGCCCATATAGTCCACGAAGCGTTTAGCGTAAAAATCCCCGAAAGTTCTATGCTTTTGCACTAGAATATCTAGTTCTTCTTTTGTAGTACTTTCGGAATTTTCCGTTCTATGTTTAAAAACCCCACCGTTTCTAATTTGGTAGTTAGCAAATGGTAAATAATCTACCATAGCAAAATGAATAAGCATAGGTTGTAAGTAATCCCTTACAAGGTCTAAATAGTCCCCCGTTAAAGTATTAGAATTTATTTTACTAGTAATAGCGTCGTACAACTGCGTTCCTAAATAATTTTGTAGGTGCATTTGTTGGGCTATTTTAATAAAATTTATAAATAGGTCGGTATCTACGTTCCCGTTTAAAATAGAATTCGCCTTTAGGTCTTTTGGTGTTATAAATAATGTAGTAGCCATAGTTTATCCGTTGTATTTCCAAAAATCGTTATATTCACTAGCTATTTGTGCTACCCTTGGGTCGTTTACCGGGAATTCGAATTCCCCACGCATAGACGGAAGCAAATCTTTTATAATTCGTCTAGCATCATTTACCGATATTTCTAGGTCGGCTTTTTTATAATAGATTGAACGTTGCCACCAATGTTTACAATTTACGCCCCCTTTAAACAAGAACAAATTGTAAGAATTTTCCCCTTTAATTCCGAAGCCCGGATTGTTAGAAGCTTCTTTGTCTAGGTCTTCGTATCGGTATAATTTATTAGCCGACATCATTAATTGACAAAACTCACGTTCCGGGGATTGGTTTCCTACATATTTGTAGCGAATTCGGAATAAGGCGTTATCTTGTACACTAGATTGGTCGGACGTGCTATCTATTACACTAGCCAAATTTACTTTTTTAAGCAAAGCGTTTAGTTCTTTGTCGTTATCGTTTGCCGGTCTAATATCGCATAGTTCCCACCCGTCTTCTAGGTCTTCGCCTTTTAGATTTTGTAAAATAGCTTGGGCTAGGTCGGATTTTAATTCGGGGTAATTAGAACTTAAATTTTCCGTAGGTTTAATTCCCGTTTCTTCTTCTACTACCGTAGGCGTAGTCGCCACGGGAACTTCGTTAAATTCCAACGGTTGCAAAGTTTTGAAGTATAGGTTTAACGATATATTATTAAAACCTAAAATTTTATCGAAATATTTTATAAGCAAATTTTGAAACGGACGAATAACGGTATTATCCATAAGTATAGAAGCCGTTTGTAGTTCGTCTGCGTTATTACCGAACCCGGTAGTATCTTTAATTCCTAAAAGCATAGGGCTAATAACACGGTGGGCTACCATTATTTTTCGCATACTTTCGTCCGATAGGAATTGATATTGGTTATGGGCATCGGATAATTGTACCGGGGTTATACTAGCCGAATATTGGTCGCTATCATTAAACGATAAAATAAATCTACCGGCGTTCGAAGACCCGGAAAATTTATTTTTAATATTCATTTCTATTTCCCTTTGTTCGGTTTCCGTAGGCGTTCCGTTGTTAAAATTGATTAACATTCCGGGCGCTAGACCATTTAAAACGTTGTTAATGTGATAGTTAGAAATTTCTTCTTCTAGTTCTGCATATTGTAAACCCCCTTGGTAGTCCACGGGGCTATAATAGTAAAATCCCGTTTTGTAAGGTTTTACATACAAAATTTCTTCGGTTTCTTCGCTAGTTCCAAAAGCCGGAATAGGTATCGGCTTGTTTTGGTTATTTACTTTTGTCCAATCGTCGGAATAGAAATAGAATTCTACTTCGCCGTCTTCGTTACATTTCCCGGAACGTAAAGTTTCTACGGGAAAATGGTTACATTCTAAAATTCTAGTTCGGTCTACGGAATACACTATTTGGATAGCGCATTGCCCCATAGCTTTTAAATCGTAAACTAAACGTTCCGTAGTATCGTCGTCAAATAAAAGCATAGCTTGGGCGTAGTCTTCGGGCTTTACCAAGCTATCGGTACTATCTAATCCTTTTCCAAAAATCATTTGGGAAATACCATTTACGATAGCGTTATTAGTTGGGCTTCCGTTTATACGGTCTTGTAAATATCCAAAATAGTTATTGTCATTTCCATAGGAAACCCAATCTTGGTTTTTAACTTCTACAATTTGTGGCGAAGTATAGGTAGCTAATTGTACTACCCCAATTCCACCCGTTTTGGATTTTGCTACGGGCTTCTTTTTCGCTATTGGTTTTTTTGGTGTCATATTGTTATATATGCGTTATCGTCTATGTTTGGAAAAGTATAAGCCCCGTCGTTAATACTAAAATTGTTTATATTTTGAGTAGTACAAAAAACACGGTCTTTGTAAATTATTTTATTTTGCATATTTGTATTAAAAACGGATAAATTATAAAATGTATCATTTTTTAAAAATGTTAAATTATTGAAAACAATTTGTAAAATATCTTTATTTGACGAAATTAAAAAAGGACTAACATTATAAACTATCTTCGTAGTTTCGTCTATAAAATCTATTGACAAATTAATATTATCATTATACATATTTGGTATAATAAATATTTCTTGTTCTATTAATGTATTTAAGACTATCATAACTATATAACGGTAATTTTAATTTTTTTGTAAAAAAAAAGGAACTACAAAGGTAGTTCCCATTTTCGACCGGGTTATCCCAATCCCCTTTTATATAAATAAGTAGCTAGAACCCCGTTTTTATATCAAAGTTAAGGTTGTATTTGAGTAGCCGAAGCTTTCGCAGTTACTACCGTAGAAGTTACGAACATTGCCATTAAAGGTTCTTGCCCCGTTACGGTTAAGCTATACCCGTTTAGGTCGCCTAAAGCCACCCCGGTAGATATGCTTCCGTTTGTGTCGCACCCTCTAGTCATTCCCATAGCCAAAACGTTTCCGTTATTGTCTTGGATAAATACGTGTGGTCTAGATACAATAACTTTTTGAAGTTCCACTTGTGTAGCCGGGTTCATTTGGGTTAAAACTAAAGTTAAACTTTGGTCGTAAAAAGTAGTCCCATTATCATTACTAGAAGTAATAGTTTGTTCCAATCCCGAAGCGCTTTTAACGTCGTATTGATAAGCAATAAAATTGCCGGATAACGCAGTTACTACGCCGTTAGTTATAGTAGACGTTCCAAGCGTTCCGTAGTCCACGAACCATACTTTAGAAATTCCCCCTACTACGTCCTTACACGCTAACTTACGACCGGTAGACATTAGACAAGTTGCCATATTTTTTTTATGTATTAAAAGTTAATATAAGCCACCCCGTAGGGTGGCGTGATTTTATTATACTATGTGAGTAACTGCGTCCCCACCAAAACCAACTTGCAACCCTCTAGTGAAACGTGCAATAAATCTTACATTTTTGCTACCGTCAATATCTTGCATATCAATCGTTTGGATTAAATTTTGGTCGTCGGCAAGTGAAGTTCCAAAGTACAAGTTTTCAATAGTAGTAGCTACTACGCAAGAAGCCGGAAGCCCGTTGGCTACAAAAAGTTGTATTCCGTCGAAAGTAAGCGCCGTTCCGTTAGTGTACCAAGCGTTACCTTGGTTAGCGTAACCATTTGAACCTAAACCACTTGCACCAAAACCACCGTAAGCACGTACCAAGGCTTTAGCCACGTTTTGTGAACAAAAGATACGTAGGTCTTCACGTCCATATAAAGAAGCCGGAATAGCATCTACAATAGAACCTAATTTTGCTAATACGTTAGCGCTTGTAATTGCATTTGGTGTAATTACGGAAGAACCGTCTGCTACTAGCAAAGCTTGTAAACCGTTTGTAGCGTTCCAAATAAAGTTTTCCGTA